TCAGCCAGTTATAAAAACGAAAATATTTTGGCCCACGGGCCCCTTGTTACGACATTTTTGATAAAATTTTTTACATTTTACTTTTATTATTATATATTTTTTCATAACTATTTTTCACATTATTACAATGTAGATACGATACCATTTGGATAATATACATGTAACAAATAAAATAAATAATATGTCAAGATTAATAGAAAAAAACTCCGCACTACTCATAGTAATATTCACTTATGTAATATCATATGTGATTACACAGTGACAAAGTGTGTGGTATACTTACTAACTAATATTAATAACTAAACAAACTATATACCTTTACAAACTAAATACGACTAACATTGGATAATATAAACGTAAATAAATTATAAACTTAAAATATATAAACTATGTTAAACTTAAAAATTAAATTATTAAAACTATTATTAAATAATATATATAAATATAACAAACAAGATTGTAGGGAAAAGTTTGTCGAGACAGTACAAGACGATATATACTACTTACTAAATAAATAAATATAAACTAAATAATAACCTTAAAAAATTAAAACTATGTCAAAATTAATTAACAACTTAACAACTAAAAGATTTGTAATCAGAAAAAGTTTAATCGGTAAAAATACTGTTATAACTTTTGTAAACAAAAAACAAGAACAAGTTTCTTACAATCATGATGAAGTATATAATACTCATAAAGAAAGATTTGAAAGTATGAATTGTTTTGATAAATATAAGTCATACACTAACTCAAATTGTGTACCAAGTTTTTGTCGTGACTTACAAACAATAGTAAAATAAATTTACTATACAAACTGTAGTGACGGTCCAGAGGTGGGTTCGATTCCCACACTACAACTAACAAATGTTTAACTTATAAAATATAATACTATGATGATAAAAAGTAAAATAACAGGTAGAGATATAAGTACAGAATACTTAGGTCTACTAAGTGGATTAATAACTAATGATGAGTTTGAATTAATAACTTTAACTATAAAATAATACAAACTGAATACGATAATAGTCGGATAATAACAATGTAAATAAATTAAATATGTCAAGAAAAATTAAAATCGAGAAGTATGAAGGTAATACTCATTTCAGTGTTACAGTAGTAGATAAGTACAACCAAGAACATCACTTAGGTTACTTTAAACACGTGTACACTAATCAAATTGAAGCGGAGGCGCAACAAATTTGGTCAAATGAAACTAAAAGAAAAGTAAATCCTATGAGTGAAATAATAGGTAAAATGCACAAAATGGCAGTCGATAGTGGACTGTATCAAGGTAACAGAGACGGATTAGACTAGAATATTAACTAAAATGATAAATAAAATGGTAAAAGTAGTAGAAAAAAACGTAGCAGAACTAATAATGATTGCAATGGCAACAATAATACTAATGTCAAGTTGTATGAGTACATCACCTCACCACGCGTGCGGTATCACTGAACTTAACAAACAGTACAAAATAAACTGTAGGTAATGGGTGAGTGGATAATACTAATACTAATATCAGCGATGGTTCTGAGCTATTTTGGTAGTGAGTATGAATAAAATTACAAACTGAATACGAACACTAACGGATAATATAAATGTTAAACAAATAAAAATAATATACTATGCAAAATACAATTAAATTTTTAAAACCAAACATAACTACTGGCTTACAAAAAATACAACTAAACGGTATAACTTACAAGCCATATACTATCTGCTCGCTAGCTGATACTAAGTTTGGTACAGACGAAGTTACTAGTTGGTTCAACTACAAAGGTTTAACTTATATACAAGAGTAATATGAATTATATAACAGTATTAGATTTTGAAGCAGGTAGAGTATTTCAATATGAAGTATATCTTGACCAAAACGAAGAACACGAAGAGTATTTAACTCAAAAAGGCCACAACTTAGCTAACTGCGAGTGGATGGTACATGGTAATAACAAAATAATAACAGAATAAC